GTCGGTGGCGATGGTGAGATCGCCGCGCGCGGCTTCGGCAAGATCGGGGTCGGCCGAGGACAGATGGAGGGCATGCAGGCCGTCGCTCGATACGAAGCGGTGGTGTGACACGCAAGATCACTTGGGCAGTACGGGATTTCGCCGGATAAGGCTGGACATCGCAGGATAGAACAACGAAATCAACGCGTCGAACGACGCATTGTGCCCGGTAACCGGAAAAAGCTCATTTGGCACTTAGAGCGATGTATTAGGCGACGCGTAACGTCATTTGGCATATCAGAAAGGCCGCCAAAAGCACCGGTCGGCCTTCAATATATTAGCGCAACGCTGACAACTCGGGTCTATGGCGTAGGCTGCCACCCAGTGACCCCGACGACGATGGCTACAATGAAAAATAGGCCGATCATCACGACAACGAGCCTACCAAAACCATTGACCATACTGTTAAAGCCAAGATTCAGCTTGTAGGCGGCTTGTTGGCCGAAAAACCAACGCGTCAGGATAAGAATGGCCCCGTAGATAAAGAATCCAACGACCGCAAAAATGATAATTGCACCAAGCATTTATCTCTCCGACGATCAGCGTTTCCAGCCGAACACATATCGATAAACCTGCTCGAGCTGGGCGGCATCGAGTTCGGTAAGCGAAGAAGCTCCGAACTTCTCCATCATGTAAACCTTGCGTCTGGCGGTGCCATCGGGAAACTCGCGGCATCGGGTCTGTATTGCTGTGATGCGGACGGCGGTAAAGTCCGAGCCGAGTTTCTTCGGAGCTGTTTTCGCACTCTTGATGCGTCCGGCCGCCGTTTGAAGATATTTTAATGCCTCTTCGAAGCGCTCTTTAGGCAGTTCGCTATAAGAGCTGATGCAAAATCGTCTATAGAACGCCGACCACACAGATCCGAACCCACGAGGGCTCTGTTTCAGCTTGGCCTCCAGGTCTACAATATTTTTCACCGCCTCCTTGAGGATAAACTTCTGTTTGGCGTCGACAACGTCGTCACCAGTCTTAACGATCACCTTCCGAACCGGCGGTTTAGGAAAAACCGAGACGTTGTTCGTGACCGTGTTGCCGTCGCCAACGACGTTCCCAATACCAGAAATCGGTGACTCTGACTTGCGTCGGCGTGTCGACTTTGCCTCAGCAACTGGTTGATGTGCTTCTTGAAGTATCTCCTTGAGCCTATCCTCGCGTTCCCTATCCATCGGCATAGTAGTTACCCCGTTTATGAAACTAGCCGCAAAAATCTCTCGACAACGCGCGGAGCGACGTCGACTGCAGACACATCGGCTTGTTTTTCCTCTTCTGTGCAAAAATCATAAGCTGTCGCGATAAACTCAGCTTTTTTGCGGGGCTCTAGTTGTTTGTGATTGCGTTCGAGCCAGCCCTCCAAGAGGAAAATTACCTCGGCCAGCAAATCCAAATCGATCGTTACGGGCCTGTCTTCCTTCTCTTCCGGAGGGTCGGCGGAAACGTTCCAGCCAACATCGAACCCCATCCCGGACAACGTGCGCAAAACATGGCTTTTGGGTGCTCCTCCCTCAAGCTCGTACCTGGCATAGGTTCGAAGAGCGACACCCACCACCTGCGCCATCTGCTTTTGCGTCAATCCCTGCGATTCGCGCCATTGTCGCAGCCTAGCGCCAAAATCAGCATTCATTTCGAAGCTTCCTGCGACGCATTTCCCAGCCACAATCGAAAGTGTCGCACCCGAAATAAGACAATAATTGCATATTGATACGCCAAAAATCGCCAAACCCCTGGGCGCGACAGAGTGCGACGCGCAAAACTGCTCGTTGACATGCCAAAATTTGCTTGTATTTTTGTTGGTATGTCAAAAAGAGCATCAACCATGGACATCCCCAAAAGGCCCACGGAGCGCGCTCAGTGGATCCTGTTTCAACTGAAGGTCAGAGGGTCCAACTACAGCGCCCTCGCTCGCGAGCTCGGTTGTAGCAACCAAGCCGTTGCCTGGGCCGCCGGTGGGCGCCCTAGCCGCGAAATTGAGAAGGCGATTGCCGACAAGATCGGCGTTCGCCACGTAGACCTTTTCCCCGAGCATTTCGACGAGAACGGCGAGCGTGTTCCGCTTGCACGTCCAAGGCAGCGGAAGGGTATCCCGCAGACCGAAATTTGCAATGTCTATTCGCGGAAGGCGGTCTGACATGAACAGGCGCGTCCACTTTGTCACCGCAGATTTGACAATCACCCACGGCCTGCCGCGCCGGCGCCTCGTCGACGTGGTGCCGTTCACGCTACGAGACATATGCGGCCTCATCGCCGTGGCGCTGCTCGGCGCCGGGATGGCGAGTTGGGCCATCGTGCTCACCAGCGCGAGCGTTGGGGGCTGGCAATGATCGGCGCCATCGTCTTCCTCGCCGTCATCGCGATGCTCTGCTCCGACGAGCACGCCACGATGATGATCCTGTTTCTGGCCATCGCCGGAATCGCGCTCGTTTCACTGGCGGGAGGGTGACCATGGTCAACCTCGCCGGACTCCGCGATCAGGCGTGTCGGTATCAGCGCGAGGCGCACCTCGCGTCGGCCGAGGCGATGGACCTGCGCATCGCGCTTGCCCGCATGGGCTGCCGCCCCACCGAAGAGCAGATCGCCATGTCGCGCCGCTTCGACGAGACGGCGAAGGGCGCGGCCGAGCGCGCCAGCAACGCCCTGCAGTTCATCCTTTTCCAGCAGTCCGCCTTCGAGCGGGCTGCGTAAGCCGTTCCCGGCCAGCCATGGCCGGGGATCGCCGTCACCTGCGCAGTGGTGAGTGGCCGGGGCTCCGGCGCTTTCCTCCCAAACCTGGCCGCCGGGTTGTTCCGGCCTGGCGGCCCTTTTCAGGAGATAGAGATGAGCGCTTCCCTTGCTTTGGTCGCCGGCATGACGGCGGCGCTTTACACCCTGGCGCCAACGGGCTGGTACCAGCTCTGCCAGGCCGACCCGACGCAGTGCCAGACCGTGATCGGCGACATGCCGAGCGTCCGCGAGGCCGACGCGGTCAATCGCGCGGTCAACGCAGCGATGCAGCCGAAGGAGGAGATCGGCGGCGCCGACGTGTGGAAGGTGGGCGGACCGACCGGAGACTGCGAGGATTACGCGCTCGCCAAGCGCGACCTCCTCATCCGCTCGGGTGTCGGATCGGCCTACGTGCGGATCGCCATCGGCGAGACGGCGCGTGGCGAATCCCACGCGGTGGCCGTGGTCACCACCAAGAGCGGCACCTACGTGCTCGACAATCTCGACCAACGCCTGGTGCCGATCGCCAGATCCAAGCTGCGCATCACGGCCGTGCAGTCGCCGGCCGACCCGCGCCTGTGGCTTAGGCCTGCGCACTGACCCTCCGGCTGCCGGCCCGAGGGCCGGTTTCCCGAGTGCCAGACGGCCTCGCCGCCCGAGGGCGGTTCAGACGGGAGACCATGATGAAGTTCAGTGAAGCTCTCGACCTCGCGCTGGCCGGACAGGCCATAGCCCGCGAGGGCAACTATGCCTATGACCGCATCTTCCTGGTGAAAGGCAGCATAGCCTCCACCCCACGCTCGATCGAGGATGCCCCCGAGCATTCCGCGGGAGAAACCAGCGATCTTCCGCTGAAGTATTTCGAGGCGGGCGACGAGAACACAGCGACGCGTTTGCCGCGCTTCGACGCCAAGGACTGCAACGGAAACACGGTCGTCGGTTGGACGCCCGAGCTGGTCGACATGCTTGCCGAGGACTGGGACCTCGCCGAGAACATCTCCATCCCCTTTGAACAAGAATTCGGCGCCGAGGAGGCGGCCTGACGCTCCGGCTTCCGGCCCTGGCGCCTGCCTCGGCCGGTCCCCCGAACGCCAGCCATTCAGAAGGCAACGGACAAATGGCTAATCTTCCGCAAGTTCCGCCCGACATTCCGCCCAGAGCCATGGCTTTGGCGGAGACGATCAACCGCGTTCTTCAGCTGGATCTGACAGAGCGTTCCATCCTGATCATGGGCGGCCTGATCGGTGAAGTCTTGATCGAGGAGCGGAACCACAACGCAATGCCCCCCGCCGCCCAGCCGCGCCTGGAACTCGAAGGTGGTGGCCGGCGGCCGAAGTTCTACTCGGACATTGAGGTGCGAGAGCACCTGATCCGCCTTCATCGCGAAGCCACGATCGCCCAGGCTCGCGCCTCGTGCCTCGATCGGTTCGGCCCGGAGCGTTGCCCCAGTTCGTCGGCGATCGGCCGGTTTTGGCTGCAGCTCGACACCGCACGCAGGCGCCGCTGAACATGGCCCGCACGAACGACCATCGCCAGACTGACTTCCTGGAGGCTTTCGAGCCGGCCGAGCAGCCGATCGAACCGCAGTTCGGCAGCCTCGACATAGCCGCCGAACTATGCGCGGCGCTGGCGCTCGCCATCAAGGAATGTCCGCTCAGCCGGGCGGAGATCGCGGCGCGAATGAGCGACCTGACCGGCAAGACCATCACGGAAGACATGCTGAACAAATGGACCTCAAAGGCCGGTGAAAACTGGCGCTTTCCGATGGAGTTCGCCCCGGCTTTCGAGGTCGCGACGGGCAGCCAGAACCTGATGCTGCTGATCGCCCGCAAGCGCGGCGTGCTGATCATGACGCCGAAGGAGGGCCGCGACGCGGAGATCGGTCGGGCCCAACGGGAAATCCGCGCGATGCAGCGCCGTCTGCGCCAACTGATGGGAGGAGTGGCATGACCACCACCGTCACAATCGGTCAGATCGCAGACGCACTAGGCATTGCCAAGCGATCGGCGGAACGGAGAGCCAATAAACTCGCTTGGAAATACGCTGAAGTCACTGTCTCGGGTGGCCAACAACGCCTGTACCCCGTTTCCGACTTACCATCCGAAGTTCGCGATGCGCTCGCTCGCCACCAGCTGATGAACCGCGCCGGCGTGCCGGCTGTCGCCTCCTCCAACTTGCCGGTTGAAACGGAGGCCGTCTCGACGCCGGCTGTGACACGGCTTTCCGAGGCTGAGCTCAAGAGTTGGCAGCGCAAGATCATGCTGGCCCGCCTGACGCTGGTTCGCGAGGCGGATAGACTGTCGCGGACGACGCCGAAGATGCGGGCGATCGAGATGATCGTCGAGGCGGGTAATGCCGGGAATCTGCCGGCCGAGCTGCAGCGTGCCGCCGAGGCGGCCAATGCCAGGCGGGGCGACAAGACGCCACTTTCGGTCACTTCGCTCCGGCGCTGGATCGATGATTTGCATGCTTCGGGCGGACAACCGATCGCCCTGGCGCCGGCACCGTCGCCGCGCGAGAAGCATCTGCCGCCGCCGTGGCTGGCCTATTTCCTGGACTTCTACGCACTGCCGTCAAAGCCTTCGGTGGCCGGGGCTGCCAAGGAGATGGCGAAGAAAAAACCAGGCGTGGCGCTGCCACCCCTCAGAACCATCCAGTTTCACATCTCGAAGATGCCGGCGATCGAACGGGCGCGAGGCCGGCTTGGCCCGCGAGCGCTGCGCCAGCTCAAGGCTTTCGTGCGCCGCGACATTTCCGATCTGTGGCCTACCGCCGTCTATGTCACCGATGGCCATACCCACCATCGGATGGTGGCACACCCGCTTACCGGCAAGCCCTTCAGGCCGGAGATTACGTCGACGATCGACGTGGTGACGCGCCGTGCCGTCGGCTGGTCGGTGGCGCTGTCGGAAGCCACCTTCGGCACGATCGACGCGTTGCGCCATGCCTTCACGACGTCGGGCGTGCCTGACATCTGGTACGTCGACAACGGAAGCGGCTTCAACAACCAGGTGCTCGACGACGGCCTCGTCGGCCTGTTGTCCCGTTTTGATGTCGAGAAGCACAACCGGCTTCCATACCGCTCACAGGCCGGCGGCGTCATCGAGCGGTTCCACCAAACCTGGATTTCGGCGGCGCGCAGCCAGTCCGGTTACGTCGGTGTCGACATGGACACCGAAGCCCGCAAGCGGTGGGATGACCGCGTGAAGGCCGACATCGAGGCGACCGGGACGAGCCCGCTGTTGATCTCCTGGGAAGCGTTTCTCACCGAGTGTCAGGGCGAGATCGACGACTACAACAACCGGCCGCATTCCAGCCTGCCGAAGGTATTCGACGCCGGTACCGGCCGCACACGGCACATGAGCCCGAACGAGGTTTGGAACAGCTGGCTCGCCAAGGGCTGGTCGCCCGACGTGGTCGAGGCTGACGACGCCGATTTCCGGCCGCAGGAAGTGCGCCAGGTGCGCCGCTGCGAGATCCAGTTGTTCACCAACCGGTATTTCTCCCTCGTGCTCGAGGAGTTCCACGAGCGCGATGTGCTGGTGGCCTACGACATCCATGACGCCTCGCGTGTCTGGGTATCGACGGTCGACCATCAGTTCATCTGCGAGGCGACGTTCTACGGCAACTCGGTCAGCTTCTTCCCACGTGCCGTCGTCGAGCAGGCCCACGAAAAGCGCGTCGAGAACCGCCTGAAGCGCGTCGATCGCAAGCGTCGCGCCGTGGAGGAGGAACGCGCGACGCCGGTGATCGAACTGGACGCGGTAAAGCGCGATCGCCTCGAAGCGATGATCGACGTGACGCCGATGATGCCGGCGCCGGTCGCCGAGGTGATCGCCATGCCGGCCGGACCGAAGCCCGGCGAGCGGCCGCGCTTCCAGACCGACCAGGACATGGCGGCCTGGCTCCTAGCCAATCCAGCCTCACTTACCGAGCGCGACCGGGCGCTGATGGCCGAGCGGATGCGCTCGTGGACGTTCCGCCAGCTCTGCGGAATGGCCGGCATCGACGTCGACGCGCTCGCCACCCTCATCAAATCCAGCCAAGGGGCTCAAAAATGAAACGAGATTTCGTGCCGCTGTCCAATACCACCGCGTTCATGGATTGCTATGCGCGGGTCGAAGAGCGCGGCGCGCCCGAGAACTGCTTCATGGTGGTCGACGGCAAGCCGGGCTACGGCAAATCGACGACGGCGCATTGGTTCGCGGTGCAGAACGACTTGCCATTCATTCGCGCCAAAAAGAACTGGCGGCCGACATGGATGCTGCGCGAGCTGCTGCAGACGATGCAGACGTCGCCCGGCACCAGCCACGAGGTGCTGTTCCAGCAGATCATCCAGGAGCTGGGCAAGCGATCGGCGATCGCCAGGCTTGCCGAACGGCCCTTCGCGTTGATCATCGACGAAGCCGATCACATCATCGGATCGTCAACGCTAATCGAAATGCTGCGCGACTTCACCGACCTGATCGAGGTGCCGATCATCCTGATCGGCATGGGCAAGATTGCCGCCGGCATCAAGCGCTACGACCAGGTCGCCTCGCGGGCCAGCGGCCATTTTGTCGAGTTCCAGCCGCTGTCTCTCGCCGATACCCGCACACTCGTCCAGCACTGCAGCGACGTCGAGGTCGATGACGATCTCATCCAGCTCCTGCATCGCCATGCCGAAGGATATGCGCGCGAAGTGATCGAGGGATTGGGGGCGATCGAGCGCGTCGGCAAGCGCCTCGACCGTCCGGTCACGATCTCAGACATGGCGGGTCAAACGCTGCTGACCGTGCGCTCGACCGGCACCAACCTCGTCCTGAGAGGCTGATATGGCCGGAGAATCCACACGCCAGATGCCGGTAGTGGAGGCGCTGAAAGGCGGCGCCTGCCTGACGACGGCCGCACTTGCGGAAGTTACCCGCCTGGAAGGACGCGACGTCGCCAAAGCCTGTAGCAGCCTCGTGTCGCGCGGCTGGATCGTGCGGCGCGAACGCGGTTGCTTCGAGCTTTCGGAGACCGGCCGCAAGGCGGTCACCGCCGGCGAGATCATCACCAGCGGCCCGACCAGGCCGCTCACTCAGGCCGAACCTCGTCGCCCGAGTCGGCGCACCGTCCGCGACAAGATGTGGGCGGCGATGCGCGTGCTGCAGAAGTTCCGGATCGCTGACCTGCAGACGATGGCCGGTGCGTCGCGCGACAACGCGCAGCGCTATGTCGGAGCCCTCGAAAGAACCGGATATCTTATCCGCCTTCGGCCCGAACCGGGCAGCGCGCCGACATCGAACGGCTTCCAGCGCTGGCTGCTCACCCGCAATAGCGGCCCGGCCGCGCCGGTCTATCGAGCAAAACCTGGCGATATCTACGACCGCAACACGAGCACCGCCTATCCGATCGGGGGTGCATCATGAACCGCGGCCCAATCCCCGGCCGCTCGAAGACCGACTTCGTGAGCGCGCTGCGCGCCCGCGTCTCCGAGCCGGAGGACTGGCTGTTGGTGCTCGCCGAGGAGGCGGGCCGCGTCGGCCTCAATACCCTGGCGATGCGGATCAAAGTCTCGGCCGGCACGTTGTCGCAAGTGCTGTCGGGAACCTACGGCGCCAAGCCGGACCGCGTCCGTGAGGCGGTGCGCGGAGCCCTCATGGGTGTAACCGTGACCTGTCCGGCTCTCCATCAGGACATCGGCCGCGAGGTTTGCATCAAGCACCAGCGGACGCCGCTTTCGACCGCCTCGCCATCGTCCGTGCGGCTTTATCACGCGTGCCGCAACGGCTGCCCGAATGCAACGATCGAAGGAGACCAGCCGTGATCGACCTGAAACTCAGCACCTGTCTCCGACAGGTGCGCGACCAGTTTGCGCCGCATTGCCTTACTGGCGTGACGCTGTTGCCTGAAACGACACGCGACCTCGTCTCGCTGCTGACCGTCTACGCGACGACCGCCGAGCGGCTTGAGGGTACGACGGTACCGAAGGGCAAGGGCGAAATCATCACCCTGCGGGGGGACGAGTATGCCCGCATGGTACCGGTTGAGATCGTCGGGGGTGTGTCATGACCGGGCGGATCGCGATCAAGACGGTGCTCGCCGTCGTGGCCAAGGTTACCGGCGTCAGTGAGGCCGAGATGCTCGGCTATGTGCGGAACAGGCGGGTTTCGCGCATCCGCCATGCCGCCATCTGGATGGCTAGGCGCCATTGCCCGCACCTGACGTGCGCCGAAATCGGTCGCCGCGTTGGCGGGCGCGATCACACCACCATCCTCAACTCCGTCAATCGGATCGAGTCCGAAGTGGCTGAGGTCGGCATGGATAGCGAGCTGATGCAGATCGAGCTTGTGCTCGAGTCCACGCGCAAGGCGCTTGCCGGGTTGTCGATCGACGACGACGATCTCGATCCGCTGGAAGTCGCCGGCCGAGCGATGACGGACCATGGCGTCTCCCGCCTTACGTTCGAGGAAATCCGTTGCCTCGCCGCCTACGTGATCCAGACGGACGGTGCCCCGAGCCCTGACGACGACCCCGCCACAGCGGTGATCGCCGTGCCGGCGCTGCCCGGCGGCGACGCGCTCGTCGGCGCTGCTCGCCACGTGGTCAAAGCCTACCGCGACTATCAGCAGGCACGCTACGGCCGAGGCGAGGCCACGACGTCCACCATCCTTTCCGCTGCGATCAACGATCTGCACGAGGCCTATCTCGATCTTGCCGCTCCAGCCGCTTTCAACCCCGCTTCGAACGCCCCTCGAAAGGAGGCCAATCATGCTTGACATCCCTGCCGGATACCGCCGCAACGCGGCCGGCGACCTGGTCGCCGAGGTCAACATCAAGCCCGAGCACAAGCTCGAAGACGAGCTGGTGACGAGGCTGGCCGGCCGGGCGGCCGAGCTGAGCGAGAAGTTGGCGGCTTTTCGGGCCGATGCCTTGGCGGAGATCAACGCCTACCGCGACCTGATCGCCGCCGAGTATGGCGCCAAGGTCAGCGCCGGCGGCAACATGACGTTGACGGCCTTCGACGGCTCCCTGCAGGTGCAATTGGCCGTCGCCAAGTCGATCACGTTCGGGCCGGAGCTGCAGGCCGCCAAGGCGCTGATCGACCAGTGCGTGACGCGCTGGAGCGAGGGCGCCAACGACAACCTGCGCACCCTGGTGTTCGACGCCTTCCAGACGGACCGGCAAGGCAAGATCAGCACCGACAAGGTGCTCGGCCTGCGCCGCCTGGCCATAGAGGACGAGGACTGGACGAAGGCCATGGAGGCGATCTCCAACGCCGTCCGCGTGACCGGCAGCAAGACCTACGTCCGCTTTTACCGCCGCACCGCCGCCGCGTTGGAGCCGATCGCCCTCGACCTCGCCAACGTGGGAGGCGCCGATGCTGCCGCCTGATGTCGAGCCCATCGAAGACACGGCCGGCCTGTCGCCGGAGTTCGACGGCGCCGGCGTGACGCTGGCGCTTTTCGCGGCCTTCAGCGGGTGTGTCGTCGGCATGCTGATCGGCGTTTTGATCGGGTTGGCGCTGTCATGAGCTACATCACCCACACCCGCAATGGCAGCTACTGCGATGTCTGCGGCACAGCCCTTTCGACCGAAGAGATCGAGTGGGAATGCTGCGATGTCTGCGGCGGCGAAGGCTTCGGCGACGAGGGCGATGACGCCTTCGATGATTACTTCCCCGACGAGCCGGCAAACCCAGCTGAGGCGACCAAGCCATGAGCTTCGCCTCTCGCTCACTCCCACCCGAATCCGAGGATCCGCCGCCCTCGCGGCGGGACCTCCTCCAGATGGAGCGCGACGTGCTCCTGAGACAGGTCCGTCCACGCGTGCGCTCCCACCATCAGGAGCGCATCCGCCGACAGATCGTGGCTCTCACCACAGAGATCATCAAAGAGGAGACGGAACATGGCCATTGCCTGCGCGGATGAGCTTCGGCGCCTGATCCAAGTCATCGACGATGAAATCGCAAAGCTGCCGCCACTCGGTAGCGGTTCATTTCGCACGCGATTTCACGAAGCGTCGGATGCAGCCGCGACGGCCATCGCTCAGCGCGAGGGTGGGAAGTTCCTGGTCACTTGGGACGGAGCCAAGCTGACCTTGGGCGGCATTCGATCCAGCTGCACCGCTGGTTCGCTCGGCGTCATGTCGAACTGGAAAGAGGCCGCCTTTCGATCGATCCAGAAGCAGATGGAAGCCGCATCATGACCGCGCTTGCCACCACCCAGCAGATCCGCGCCCTGCAGGCGAGCCGGCGCAGCGCCGGCATGGACGATGACGCCTGGCATGCGCGGCTCGAAGGCCGCTACGGCGTGACGTCGACCAAGCAGCTCACCATCGTCCAGGCACGCACCGAGCTGGACAGCCTCAGGGATCTGGCGCCGGAGCGCCGTCCGGACGGGCGGGCCAAGCTCTCCGGCCCCTTTGCCGGCAAGTTGCAGGCGCTGTGGATCGGCGCCTGGAACCTCGGCATCGTCCACGATCGCGACGACGCCGCGCTGATCGCCTTCGTGAGGCGGCAGACCGGCATCGAGCATGTGCGCTGGGTGCGGGACGCGGAGGATGCGGCCAAGGCGATCGAGGCGCTGAAGGGCTGGATGGCACGCGAGGCCGACGTGGACTGGACGGCCGCGAAAACTGCACCCGCTTGGTACAACAGCCCGCAATACCGGGTGGTGATGGCCCAATGGCGCATTCTCTGCGCCCTCGACCGGAAGCGGCCGGAGCCCAGGTGGAGCCTGTTCCCCGCCGTCGAGGCATTTCTGGCAGCCACCCTCGACGAAGACTTCGCCTTCCATACGGCGTCCCCAGCCCTCTGGCGACAGTCCATGAACCACATGGGCAAGCTCATCCGCGACCTGAAGGGAGCCTGAGCATGGAAAACATCGACTTCAACAGCATAGACGACTTCATTGACGTCATCCCCGAGGCCGCCAAAGACGAGCCGCTTGTGGTCTACGTCATGACGTCGGGCCGCCAAAAGGCACAGAAGCTTCGCCTTTCCTTCCTGGAAGGCCCGCTCGCCGAAATCAAGGGCCCCCGCTACCTCGTGCGCTGGAGTCCCACGCGCAGAGTGCTGCGCGTGGAAGCCAGCGACAGGCACCCCTACGAACCGTTCCGCATGGGCAAAGGCTCTCGGCGAGAGATCATTTCATGTCCGGTACCGGCGGGGTTCGCCATCGACGGCGACCGCTGTCTGCCGGAATTTTACGTCGATGCGGTCGGGCGAGCGATCAACATCGAGATTCCTGCGCCGGTTGGCCCAAGCATCCAGAGAATTGCTCCGCCGGCCGTGAGGGCGCTTCCGGCGCCCGAACCCAAACCGGTAGCAAAGACTGTCTCGGAGGCGCCCGTCGCTGCGAAGGCCTCGCCGGCGACAAAAGCAAAAGCGGAAAACCGCGACCGGTCATCCGGCTTCCCAACCCGGTTCGGCGATATCGTCCTCTCCAAGGAGGAAGCGCTCGTTTTCGAGCTGCTCTACCGTCGTGAGCTGGTCAACCGGCAAGCGATCCTGATGGCAACGACGGACGATATCATCCACGACGATCGCGACATTCGGGTCGCGGATACCTTCGTCACAAAGCTGCGCGAGAAGATCGAGCCTCTGGGTATCGTGATCTCGACCATCGTCGGCGAGGGCTACAGTATCAGCCCCAAATCCAAGCGCTTCATCGCCCAACTGCTCGGAGATCCAGTCAATGGCTGAGTTCCGCGCACCCAAGCCGCAGTTCAGCCTGGCAACTAGGCGCGGCCATGTGAACCGCATGGCCAACCTGATGACAACGCACAACAAGCGCGAGGTCTCCGGCCGCCGCATGAAGGAGGAAGAGGCCGGCCTGATGGAACGGCATTCGGCCGACGTGATCGGCACTTTCAACTGGCTGATGGACAACGAGGCGGCGATCGCCGCCTGGCTGGCGCTGCCAGCCGAGGATCGCGCGGCCATCCTTGCGGCGCCGGCTGTGGCAGCCGAGGCGGCCAGGAAGGCGACGGAGGGCGTCGATGGCTGATCCGATCAACACCTGGGATCACGTCATCCCCGAGGGGCGCGGCGAGTACGAAAGCGCTAGCTGGTCGCAGCTGTCGCTCGTATTCGGCGACGACTTCGACCGATACTTCCTCGCCGCTTATGCCCTCGTCGTGCTGGACGAAAACGGCCACCTGACCGGCAGGCCTCACGAGCGCGTCGGGGCGCGACTCTGGGCGCTGGCGCACGGCGTGGCCGAGCTCGACGACTTCATGACGCCGTCGCTCGACGAGTTCGGCGCGAGGCAGCGCGAGAACTTCGAGCGGTTCCGGGATTTCATCTACGTCTCGCTCGGACAGGCGCATCCGCTGGGGCTGCTGGAGCTGCTCGACTTTCGGGGCCTGCCGAAGCCCCGCGAGTGGATGCTCGCCTACATGAACCACTACGTCACCAAACCGGCCTGGGAGAGATGGCTGGAGGAGTACCGCGAAGCCAAGGCCGGCGGAAACGCGCTGTTTGGAGGCGAGGCGGCATGACCTTCGCCTTCGCCCCCCTCAAGCCGCGCCACTACGGCAAGATGCTGATCGACCCGCCATGGGCCTACGAGATGTGGAGTCCTGCGGGCTACGAGAAATCGCCCGAAGCTCATTACCCGACCATGACGATCGGCGAACTCAGCCAACTGCCCATCCTGGAACTGCTCGCTCCGAATGCGCTGGTGTGGATGTGGTCGACCTGGCCGCACCTCAAGAAGGCAATGGAGCTGATGGTCAGCCTCGGGCTGACCTACAAGACGGGCGGCGCGTGGCTGAAGCAGACGAAGGACGGCGGGCCTGTCATGGGCACCGGCAAGATTTTCCGCAGCTCGACCGAGCCCTACATCATCGGCACCGTCGGCCAGCCCAGAATCCATTCGAGATCGGTTCGGAACGTCATCATCACCGTGGTGGACGCCTTTCCGACAGCGATCGAGGCAATCCGCCGAGAACACTCGCGCAAGCCGCCTGAAACACGCGAGGCGCTGGACCTCCTGTTGCCAGACGTTCCCGGCGTCGAGCTGTTCGCCCGTGAGCCCTGGCCGGGTAACGACGTCTGGGGAAACGACATTGCGAAGTTTGGGGAGAGGATAAATGGGTAAGCGCCGTCCGAAGTCCTATCGCGTCAATCTTACCTGGGAGGCAATGCAGGCGATCGCCCGCCAGCTCGTCGCCGGCGATGGGCTGATCGAAGCGGCGATCGGCGCGGGAGAGCTATGCCGGTCGTCGTCGCTCCATCGCACCAAGACGACCGGCCGCTACACGGCGCACTTGGTCTATCGCCGGGGCGACCAGTCCACGGCGATCACCATCCGCAACATCGAGGCTGCGCCGTGACCGAGCAACTGCCGCCTCCAACGCCCGACCTGAAGGGGCTCTGCGATCTTTGCGGATCGCGGGAGGCGGCGCTTGCGCTGATCGAGGCGCATGGCGGCACGGCGGTCTACGTGCCGCACAAGAGCGAGTCCTCGGCGCTGGCCGAGACGATCGACGGCGAGCTGATCGCCCGCCTGCAGAAGCGCTACGCCGGCGACTGGATGCGCGTGCCGCTGGCGCTCGCCTGGCGCATCCAGATCTATCGCGGACGCGACATGACGATCCGCGACATTGCCCGGCGTCTGACCATGACCGAGAACGGCGTCTACAAAAGCTTGCGGCTCGCCGGGCTCTCGAATAGTCTCTCCGACGCATCCGGCAACAAGCCGACGGCCGGCCAGCAGCTCGACCTGCTCGACCCGACCGGCTAGGCCCCTGCGGCGGCAGGGGTAAACTCCCACCACCATAAATCGCACTCTCGCCTCGACAACACGAGGCGACGATGAAGCTCATCACCATTGACGGCAAGGCCCTGCTCCGGGCGATCGCTCCGACCGTTCGCGGCTACAAGGGTGCCCGCCAGGGTCAGATCATCGACGCCTTCGGCGGCATGTTGCCCGAGGTGCTCGACCTCGCCGATGCCGAAACTCCCCTTCGCATCGCTCATTTCCTCGCGCAGGTCGGTCACGAGAGCGACGGCTATTCGGCGCTCGAGGAGTATGACTCCGGAGCCGCCTACGAGGGCCGCGTCAAGACGCTGGGCAACACCCAGCCGGGTGACGGCAAGCGCTTCAAAGGGCGCAGCCTGATTATGAACACCGGCCGCCGCAATTATGCGGAGTTCGGCCAGTGGATCCGGCGCTGGCGTTCCGACGCGCCGGACTTCGAGACGCGCCCGGACCTGATGGCGCAGTTTCCGTGGGCGGGCTACGCCGCCGCCTGGTACTGGCTCGTTCACAATCTCAACGCCTACGCCGACGCCGACGACCTGGTCGGCGCCACCCGCGAGATCAACGGCGGCAAAAACGGCCTCGCCGATCGCCGGGCCTACCTGTCCCGCGCCAAGAAGGCCGTCGCCAAGGCGTTCGCCGCCGATCTGCCGACGGCGCCGGCCCTGCCGACGCTGCAGCGCGGCGCCGAGGGCGACGCCGTCGAAACGCTGCAGCGTGCGCTCAACGTCGCCAACTCGCGGACACTCATGCTGGGTGTCGACGGCGACTTCGGCGCGGCGACCGAGCTGGTCGTCAAGCATTTCCAGACCATGCGCGGGCTCAAGGTCGACGGCATCGTCGCCGCCAAGACCTGGGCCGCGCTCAAGCCCTACATCCGGGAGAGCTGACCCATGTTGTCCTACCTCATCCACCTTGCGCTCATCTTCCTGGCGCTTGCCGCCGTGTGTTGGCTGGTTTTCATGCCCGGCCGGCGGCCGAAGCTTGGCGAGGCGGTCCTTGGGATCGTCATCGCGGCGACGGCGACGTTCTTGGTCGCCCCCGCCTGGGCTGCCGACGCTGCGACCACGCACGTGACCATTCCGATTGGCGACATTCTCAACGAGCTGGCGGTGCCTCTGTTCGCGCTGATCACCGGCATCATCACCTGGATGATCCGCAAGCTGCCCGGCGCCGCTAAGGCCTGGATCGATACGCTGCGCGTCGAGCAACTGTTGGAGCGAGCCGTTGCCTACGGCATCAACTCGGTGGCCGGCGCGACCAAAGACAAGGTGCTGGACGTCAACGTCCGCCTGCCGGTGGCGGCCTACATCCTGCAGTACGCGCTCGATCGTATTCCCTCGGCGCTGCTGTCCTGGGTGGGTGGGCCGACTTCGCTCGCCGAAATGATCTGGTCGCGCCTCGATATCTCCGAAAGCGGTGGCAGGCCCGACCTCGAGTCCCTGGCGCGAGAAATTGCGGCCGGTACGTCCGTTCGGGTGGCCGTGGCCAAGGTTCGGGCGACCGGCGGATCATGACCCTCGTCGGCAAGATCGTCCTTGCCCTGGTCGGTCTCGCCGTTGCCTACTTCGACGCGCGGGCCAAGGGTGGGGACACGGCGTCGGCAACCGTTTCAAAGGCGCTTCGAAATGCTCTCGACGAGATCGCAAAGGCGGATGCGGCAAGGCTCGCGGCTGCTGATGCTGCCCGCCGCGATCCTGCTGGCATCCTGCGCGACGACGACGGATGGCGGCGGGACTGACGCGGCGGCGATGGAGCCGATCGCTCACGCCACGTTCTGCTCGGTCGCAAAGCCGATCACCTGGTCGTCGAAGGACACCGAGACGACGGTTGCCGAGATCAAGGCGCACAACGCCGTCGGCAAGGCGCTGTGCGGATGGGGGCGATAAAGGAGATCCTGGCGCTCGTCCGGGTGGTGATCCGGATCAGTGGCGGGCGAGAAGAGAGAGCTGCCGGTTGGCTGGCGGCGATCGAGGAGACAACCCGGGAGGCTCGGGTGTCGATCGAGGCGGCGGACGAGAGCCGCCGACGGTTCCAGGAAAGGTACGGACCATGCGGGGATGCTTTGCGGCGGCGGTGATCGTGATGGCGCTGATGGTGCCGGCGGTTGCGGCGCCGATCGACCTGACCGGGGCGTCGATCGAGACGGCCTTTGCGCCCGGCGACGCGCCGGCCCGGCTGGTCGCAACGGCGATCGGCGAGGCCAAGACCGACGTCCGGGTGATGACCTACCAGCTTTCCAACGGACGGGTCGTCAACGCGCTGCGCGCCGCCGCTCATCGGGGCGTCGACGTCCGCGTCGTCATTGACGGCAAGACCTGCGACGCCGATCGGCTGGTGCCGGTGCTCGACGTCCTCGACAAGGCCGGAGTGGCGTGGGGCTGCGACTACCAGCACCCGATCAACCACAACAAGGTGGTGATCGTCGATGACCGATCGGTGGTGACGGGGAGCTTCAACTTCAGCCCGTCGGCCGAACGGAACGCCGAGAACACCAACTACATCCGAGATTCGCCGGCGCTGGCGGCCAGTTACCTCGCCGTCTGGACGGGGCACCAAGCGCACTCCGAGCCGCGCCGGGGGAAATGATGGAAGAGCTGAGGCAGTGGGCGCCGGCGATCGGCGCGCTGATATCGACGGCGGCAGCGGTGTGGGTCTGGTTGACCAGCCCGGCCAAAGCGGCGTCGGCCGCGGCGGCCGCCGTCGGCGATCGGGTCAACGCCGTGGAGCGTCGCCTCGACAAGGTCGAGATTGAGCTCAAGCACCTGCCGGATGCCGATGATATTGCCGACGTCAACCAGCAGCTCGCGCGCACCGTCGCTCGGATGGAGTCCCTCGAGCGTGAGATGCAGTCGATCAACCGCGCCCTGACCCGCGTTGAAAACCACCTTTTGGGGGCCGCCCAGTGACCGATTTTGTCGACAACATCACCACGTCCCGTCGCCTCGCCACACTCCGGGTGGTCCGCGAGAACGAGGGCGCCGTCAACGAGAGCGTCTTGCGCAAGGCGCTTGAGGCCCTTGGCTTTCGCGGGCGCCTCCAGTCCGACGAGGCGCTGGCCGGCGATGCCGAGATGATGGAGAAGGCCGGCCTGACCAAGACACTCTATTATGCGGGGCGCGTCCGCACGCTCGAAATCACCGAGCGCGGCCGCAGCTTCCTGAAGCGCCATATCGACCCGGTCCCCGGCATCGACTATCCGGAGGCCTGACATGGCGCGGCCCTCCAAGATCGATCGTTTGCCGCAGGAGCTGCGCGACGCCATCGGCGACCTGCGTCGGCAGGGCCGCACCATCGACGAGATCCTCGCCCATCTGCGCTCGCTCGGCGTCGCGGACGTAAGCCGGACCGGCCTCGGCGAGCACATCAAGAAATGGGACGCGGTTGCCAAGCGGCTGAACGACAGCCGGGCCGCTGCCGAGGCGATCATGTCGCGCATGGAGGACCAGGGCGCCGACGACCGGATGGCGCGCCTCAACGTGCAGATGTTGCACGCCAGTCTGATGGAACTGCAAAAGGGCGAGGACGGCGAGCCGGCCCAGCTCGATCCCAAGGAGGCCGGCCAGATCGCCAAGGCGCTGAAGGATCTGTCCACGGCGGCACGGTCCGACCAGGTGCGTTACGTCGAGGCAAAAAAGCTGCTCGAGCAGGAGCGGCAGCGCGCCGACAAGGTCAAGAAGACGGCGGAAGATGCGCTGAACCAAGCTGAAAATGGTGGCCGCATGGCCGATGCGATGGCGGCGCTAAAGGCGATCCGGGAAGCCTACGGGAGCGCGTGAACATGACACCGCTTCTCCTCAAGTATCAGCAGAAATGGGCGAAAGACAAAGCCCGTATGAAGATCGGGATGTTTGCCCGCCAGACCGGCAAGACCTTTACGACCACCTACGAGATCGTAGACCGAAATGTCGAGGCATCGATCCTCGGCAAGCGCGACCCGTGGGTGATACTCAGCCGCGGCGAGCGCCAGGCCAAGGAAACAATCGACGAGGGGGTCAAGCGCCATGCGAAGGCCCACGGATTGGCCTTCGATGCCATGGACGGCTACGACTGGAAAAGCGACGCCGGCTTCAACTACACGGCTTTCGACGTCACCTTTGGCGACGGATCGAAGGTGACCGCCCTTCCGGCCAATCCGGATACGGCGCGCGGCTTTTCTCGCAATGTGTTTCTCGACGAGTTCGCCATCCATCGCGACAGCCGGGAAATCTGGGGCGCGCTGTTCCCCATCATCTCGGCCGGCTGGGATATTCGCGTCACGTCGACGCCGAAGGGACGCCAGGGCAAGTTCTACGAGCTGATGACCGGCGACGACAAGGTCTGGTCCCGCCATATCGTCGACATCTACCAAGCGGTCGCCGATGGATTGCCGCGCAACGTCGAAGAACTGCGCGCCGGCCTGGGCGACGACGATCTATGGGCGCAGGAGTTCGAGCTGCAATGGCTCGACGAGGCGAGCGCCTGGCTCACTTACGAGCTGATCGCCACCTGTGAGGAAGAACTCGCCGGCAAGCCGGAGTTCTACCAGGGCGGTGTATGCTTCGTGGGACGCGACATCGGCCGCCGACACGACCTGCACGTGATCTGGGTATGGGAGCTGATCGGCGACGTGTTGTGGTGCCGTGAAATCATCGAGCAGAAGAGGGCGACGTTCGCCGAGATGGACGAGGCGTTCGACGATGTGATGGAGCGCTATCGGGTCGCTCGCGCCTGTATCGATCAGACCGGAATGGGCGAAAAGGTCGTGGAAGACGCGCAGCGCAGATATGGAGACAGCCGCGTCGAAGGCGTGCTGTTCACGCCGCCCAACAAGCTGATTATGGCAACGGCGGGCAAGGAGCGGTTTGAAGATCGCACTGTCCGCATTCCAGAGGGCAACAACGCACTGCGGACCGACCTGCACAAGCTCCGCCGTGTCGCCGGACCGACGGGCGCGTTCCGTTTCATCGCCGAGCGCGACGACGATCACGCCGACAGGACATGGGCCGCGTTCCTCGGCATCAATGCCGCCGGCAGCGAACGAGCCGAGTATGCATACACGCCCGCCGGTGCCAGCAGTTCACCTGACGACGATGGTGAGAGCCCGCTTCTCTTCGACGAGTCCGACAGCCTGCTGCCCAACCTCAGGAGCCTCTGATGGCGAAGAAATCGAAGCGCGGTCTGGTCGGGCCGGACAACAAGGCCATTGCCGCCTCGGACCTGGTCGGCGAGGCGTTGCCGCCGGACACGTCGTGGCGGTCGGTGCGGCCGTCGCAATATCCCTCGATGGGGATCACGCCTTATCGCCTGGCGCAGATCTTTCGCCAGGCCGACAACGGCGACCCGCGCGCCTTCCTGGAACTCGCCGAGGAGGCAGAGGAGAAGAGCGGCCATTACATGGCGGTGCTGTCGACCCGAAAGCGCGCGGTCATGCAGCTGCCGATCACGGTCGAGGCCGCCGGCGACGAGGAGCCCTACCAGCAGCACGCCCAGTTCGTGCGCGACTGGATCGAGACCGGCGTCGTGCAGGACTCGATGCTCGACATGCTCGACGCGATCAGCAAGAGCTTCTCCGTCCTGGAGATAGATTGGCAGACGGACCGCGACCGTTTCTGGCCGAAGCGGCTGATCCACCGGCCGCCGACCTGGTTTGCGCCGGATCCGGTGGACGGTCAGACGATCCGGCTGCGCGAGGGCGTGACCTATGCACCGCTCGCCGAGCACAAGTTCGTCGTCCACACCCATCGCTACAAGAGCGGCCAGCTGATCCGCGGCGGCCTCGGCCGGGTGGCGCTGTGGGGCTGGATGCTCAAGATGTTCACCGACCGCGACTGGGCGATGTTCTGCGAGCGCTACGGCTTGCCGATCCGCGTCGGGCGCTACGAGTCGTCGTCGACCGACAAAGACCGGCGCGTGCTTTGGCAGGCGGTCAAGAACATCGCCGGCGACCTGGCTGCGATCTTCCCGAAGTCGATGGACGTCGAGTTCATCCAGACGGGACAGGTGGGGCAGTCGGCGGACCTCTACGAAAAGCGCGCCAAGTACCTCGACTACGAGCTGTCCAAGGCGGTGCTGGGCCAGACGACCACGACGGACGCGGTCGCCGGCGGCCATGCGGTGGCGCAGGAGCATCGCCTCGTCCAGGAGGACATCGAGCGGTCGGACGGCGTCGCCGTCGGAACCACGATCACCCGCCAGCTGGTGCCGCTCATCGTCGCCCTCAACTTCGGGCCGCAGGACGAGTATCCGCGCGTCAACGTCGGCCGGCCGGACGAGCTGCCTGTCAAGGAGTTGGCGGACGCGCTGGGCAAGCTGTTGCCGGCCGGGCTGACGGTCAAGGCGTCGGAGATCCGGGGGCGCCTCGGCGTCAGCGATCCCGAGCCGGACGACGAGGTGATCGGCGGCAAGGCCACGCCGCCCGCCACCGAGCCGTCGGCGACGATCGGCGGCGCGCTGCAAAAGGCGCTCAACGCGCGCCAGCGCGGCAACGACCTGGCCGTCGAACGACTGACCGACCGCCTCGAGCGCGACGCCGCCGGCGCGCTCAACGGCCTGACCGAGGAGATCCGCGTGGCGCTGATGCAGGCAACCAGCCTGCCGGATGCGCTTACCCGCCTCGAGACGCTGAAGCTCGATGCCACGGAGCTGGCCATCGCCATGCGACGCGGCATGGCGCTGGCCCACCTGGCCGGCCAGGCGGCGCTGATGGACGAGATCGAAGGCGAGCGCTGACCCATGGTGATGACGTCAACCATAGAGGCCATCGACCTGCCGTTTCAGGAGGCCATCGACTTCATGGCCCAGAAGACGGCGGTGCCGACACAGCGGTGGACGGACGTCTGGGAGACCGCCCACTCGCGCGCCTTCATGGTCGCCGGCGCGGCCACCGAAGCGTTGGTGAAGGACTTTCAAACGGCCATCCAAAAGGCAATCGAGCAGGGCACGACGCTCGGCGAGTTCCGCAAGGACTTCTACTCGATCGTCGACAAGCACGGCTGGCATGGCTGGACGGGAGAAGGAAACCCGCGCAGCGAGGCCTGGCGCATTCGCACCATCTACGAGACCAATCTCCGAATGGCCTACGCCGCCGGCCGCTACGCCCAGCAGACCGACCCCGACGTTCTCGCCATCTATCCGTTCTGGGTCTACCGGCATTCCGGCAACCCGCACCCGCGGCTTGACCACAAGAGCTGGGACGGCCTGACGCTCCGGGCCGACGATCCGTGGTGGCTGACGAACTACCCGCCGAACGGTTTCGGCTGCGGCTGCATTAGCGAAAGCGTCACGGCCCGCGGGCTCGCCCGCCAGGGCAAGACGGGGCCTGACCAGGCGCCACCGCTGGACATCTCCGCAAAGCTTGTGGGACGCTCGTCGACCAGAACGCAGCTGACGCCGAAGGGCGTCGACCCGGGCTTTGCCTACAACCCCGGCATGGCCTGGAAAGGCGAGGTTCGCGTGCCGCACGATGCAGTGCTGCAGGCCGGGCCGAACTACCGCCCGCCGCCACCGACGCCGCCGGCGCCGCCGCTGCCGGACCGCGGCAAGATCGTCCGGACCTACAACCCGGCCGACGACGAACCGCCGCTGATCATCGAACCGGCGCCGGTTGCAGAGCCACCGAAGACGAAGCGCCGACGCAGGAAGGACAAGGGCTGATGGCCGGCAGCGCGCTCGTCGCCAGGGTCGAAGACGAGGAATTGAGACGGCGGCTGCGATCGCTATCGGGCGCCTCGAAACAGGCCCTGATGCCGATCGGCAGCGGGCTTGCGAAGATCCGCCGCGATCGACTGCGTCGCGGATCCGGACCCAATCACATCGGCTGGAAAGCTCTCCATCCCGGCTATGCACCCATCAAACGTGGGCCCGGCATCCTCAGGGCATCCGGCTCGCTCATGCAGTCGATCACCTTCGCGGCCGGCGCCAACGAGGTTCATGTCGGCACGAACAGCATCTACGCCCGCCCTCACCAGATGGGCGCCGTCATCCGGCCGAAGAAAGGCAAGTACCTCGTGTTCAAGATGGCCAGCGGCCTCTTCTTCGCGACCAAGGTCACCATACCGGCGCGACCCTATCTCGACTTCGACAAGGAGGACGAGGAGGAGATCCAGGACGTTCTGGAGCTGGTTTTGATGCGATCCGCGTCAGGCGGTCGCTGAGGGCGATTGCCGATCGGGGCGGGCCGGTGTAGCCTCCGGACCGTGAATGGGCTTCCACGGGGCGATTTTCCCGTTTGAAACTCGTTTTAATCGCCACCCTTATCCATGATGGCCCCGAACGGTGGTGGTGCGCGCACCCCTGCCGCCGATGGGGTGTATCGTGAGGGGTGCCCGTCGCATGGTCGGCGGGTCATGAACGAGACCATCGCCACCCTCATCCTCGAGCTCAATGCCGCCGATCTCGTCGACGGCAAAGATCTCTGGCTCCATCTTCTCCCAGCCGGCGAGTTCACCGGCGCCGACGGTCGCGGCCCCTACGTTCTCAAGGACCCGGCGGCCGTGATGAAGGCGTCGCTCGCTCGCGGCAAGATCGTCCTCGACGAATGTCACTCGACCGACCTGGCCGCCCCCCGGGGCAGCCCGGCACCGGCGCGCGGCTGGATCGTCGAGATGAAGATGGAGGCGGACGGGATCTGGGGCCGGGTGGAGCTGAACAGGGCCGGCAAGGCTCTTTGGGACGATAAGGCCTATCGCGGAATCTCCCCGGTCATCACGGTCACCAAGTCTTCACCGGCCGAGGTGCGGACGATCGCCCGGGCGTCGTTCACCAACGACCCCAACCTCACTCTTCATTCACTTCACCAGAAGGCAGACACGATGCCGTTTCCGGAAGCACTGCTGACGCGCCTCGGTCTCAAGGCCGATGCCGACGAGGCCGCCGTCTCGGCGGCGATCGGCAAGGCGCTCGACCAGGTCGAAACCCACTCCAAGACGATCGCCTCGCTTGCGACGGCCGCCGGCGCCAAGGCCGACGCCAAGCCCGACGAGCTGATCGTCCACCTGCAGTCGGTGGTCAAAACCGCCGAGGCCGCCGGCGACAGCAAGAAGCTGGCCGAAACGGTCGTGACGCTGCAGAGCCAGCTCGACACGCTCAGGGCCGACAACGCCAAGGACAAGGCGACGGCCTACGTCGACGGCGCCATCCGCGACGGCAAGCCGATCAAGGCGCTGCGCGACCATTACATCAGCCGCCACGCCAAGGATCCCGAAGGCGTCGAGAAGGAGGTCGCCGCCATGGCGTCGGTCCACTCGGGCGGCCTCGATCCGATCCGCCAGAAGGGCGCGACCCCGACCGCCGACGTCACCAACGTCGATGACATCATCACCAAGGCGCAGTTGCACCAGAAGGAACACCCCGGCAAGGCCTGGGCCGACTGCGTGCTCGCCGTCTCCGGAGGCTGATCCCGTGGACTACATCAAGGGCTATAAGGCTGGGGCGGCCATCGTCGGCAAGCGCTTCGCCAAATTCTCGGCCACCGACACCGTCGTCCAGGCCGCCGCCTCGACCGACCTGCTCATCGGTGTCGTCGATCTCGACGGCGCGTCAGGCGACATGGTCGACATCACCATGCTCGGTCCGGCCAAGATCACCTGCGGCGGCAACGTCACGCGCGGCGCCAAGCTGACCGCCGATGCCGATGGCAAGGCGGTGGCCGCCGCCCCGGCCACCGGCGTCAACGCTCAGACCGGCGCCATCGCCCTGTCGTCTGGTGTCGCCGGCGACATCATCGACGTCATCGTACTGCCCGGCGCGGTCCAGGGCTAAGGAGCGAACACACCATGGCCAACCCGCGTCCCTTCGTTGTCGATCCCGTTCTGACGGCGATCGCCATCGGCTATACCAATCCCGTCGCCGCGCTGATCGCCGACCAGGTGCTGCCGCGCGTCCCGACCGGCAGTTCGTTTCAGTACGACGTCTACGGTCTCGAAGACTTCTCGGCGCCCAACGGCAAGCTTGGCCGTCGCGGCAAGACCCCGCGCATCGAGTTCGCCTCCAAGAAGGAAGACTCGTCTGTCGAGGACTTCGGCTGGGAGTCGTCGATCCCGGTCACGGACAGCGACGACGCGGCCGCGCAGCGTGCCGCCAACGCCTCGCGCTACGATCCCCGCGCCCGCGCCACGACCGGTCTCACTGCGATCAAGCAGATCGCTCGCGAGAAGCGAGTGGCCGACATCGTGTTCGCGGCCGGCACCTACGCTTCGACCCGGCGCGTCCAGTTGTCCGGCACCAGCCAGCTCAGCGACTACGCCAACTCCGACCCAGTCGGCGTGATCAATGCGGCTCTCGACGGCACGTTCGTCGCGCGGCCGACACACGCGGTCCTGTCCAAGTACGGCTGGGGAAAGCTTCGCGCGCATCCCAAGATGGTGAAGTCCGTCAAGGGCGGCATTTCCGGCGACGGCATGATCAGCCGCGAGCAGTTCGTCGAACTGTTCGAACTGCAGGGGCTGCTCGTCGGTGAAGGCCAGCTCAATGCGAGTGCGCCCGGCCAGGACGTTTCGATCGGTCAGGTGTGGGGCAAGCACATGGCGCTCCTTCACATCAACCCCGAGGGCGGCCCCGGTGGCAACTTGCCTACCTTCGGTTTCACCGCCGACTGCGGCGGCGCCGTGGCGCTCTCCTACTTCGACACGAACGTCGGTCTCAAGGGCGGCGAGGTCATCCGCGTCGGCGAGCGGGTGCGCGAGCATGTCTGCGCCAAGGACGTCGGCTACTTCATCCAGGACGCTTTCGCCTGATTTCTGGTCTCGCGTCGGGCGACGGCTGCGGCGGGGCACTGCTCCGCCGCTCTTTCCCAGGGCGCCGCTTGCGTGCCGCAAGCGACACCCCGGCAAGGAGCACATCACATGGCTGTCAAGTCCTACACTGTCCTGTCCCAGACCTTCCGCCTCGGCCGTGTGGTCTTGGCGGGTGAAACCATCGAGATCGACGAGGACCTCGCCAGGGGCGACGTGACGCTTCGCGAGAAGCCGGCGAAGAGCGAACCCACCGCCGCTTCGACGACTTCGCCGGCCACCCCGGCCGGCAAGGTCGGCAAGGTTGCGAAGGCGGATACGGGCAAGAAGGCTGCCGCTGCCGCCGCGTCTCAGACCGGCGACGACCAGACGGGCGCTTCTCAGCCCGAAGCTGCCGTTGCCGATTCCACCGGTAGCGAAAACAAGGCTGAGTGACGAGGGCGACCATGGATACCAAGCACGAGGGCCTGCCGGTCGCCGGCTATCGGCCGCAAAGCGAACAGAGCGTCGCTGAAGTGAACTACCACAAGGAACTCGAAGAGCGCGTTTTGCGGCAGATCGATCGCCTGACGCCCAAGGGACCCGGCGTGCTTCCTGTCGACGCGCGTTGGCTGGCCATCGCCAGAACCAACATCGAGCTCGGCTTCATGGCCCTCAACCGTGCCGTTTTTCAGCCAGGCCGGGTTTCTCTGCCCGAAGACGCCGAGTGACCCATGTCCTACGCCACCACCCAGCAGCTGATCGACAAGTACGGCGAGACCGAGATCGCCCGCCTCAGCGCCGCCTATGGCGCCGAGGTGGCTGTCGACGGCGCGCGCTGCGCGGGGGCGTTGGAAGAGGCGACGGCGATCGTCGACAGCTATCTCCGGGCCCGCTACCAGGTGCCGCTCTCCGATCCGCCGCGCGAGATCGTGACCGCGGTGCTTATCATCGCCCGCCACGAGCTGGCCCAGGGCGACGGCCGCGAGCCATCGACCCAGATGACGGACGCCCGAAAGGAAACGGTCGCCTGGCTCGGCAAGGTCGCCAAGGGCGAAGCGATGATCGCCGGGGCGTCGTCGGGCGATGACGGCACCGCGATCGCCGATGCCGCCGGCGCCGACAGCGGCGCCATGACCGAGGACCGCGAGCAGGTCATCTACTCCGGCCGCTATGGGGGGATCATCTGATGGTCGACCCCATCGTGACGCTTCCGGAGCCCAAGACGCAGTTTCACCGCGTGTTCGATGCCGTGTCGAACAGACTTCGAACGGTGTTTCCGGAGCGACTGTTCGACCTGCAGATGATGTCGGCAACGCCGTCGAGGGACGAGTGGCTGAAGGTCACGCGGCGCAAGCCGTGCATTGCCATCTCCTGGGTCGACTTCAAACCCGCGGCAGCGTCGCAGCGGCTGTTGAAAGGCGACGCGTCCTTCACGGTCTACCTCGTCGTCGACAATGCCGAGATCTCGCGCCGGTTCCTCGGCGACGCGAGGGGCGTCGGCCTGTTCGGCATGCTCACCGCCGCCAGCTACCTGTTGCACGGTTTCACGATCGACGACGTCGGAACAATAAAAGTCACCGGCGCCAACGCGATCGAGCGGGCCGACTGGATCGACGAGACGACCGAGATCGCCGGACTGACGACCTCCATTCCGATGTCGGTCGGCGACGGCATCGCATCCGCAACGCTCGAGGACTTCCTACGCCTCGGCGCCAGCTGGATGGCCAACGGCGCCGACGCCGGCTTCGGCACCATCTCCATGGAGTGATCGATGTATCTGGTGAAGCCCAAGACCTCCGACCTCGTCCTGATCGGCCCGGACGGCCGTCGTGTTCCCGACGCCGGCATCACCGTGCCGGAGCTTACCCTGTTCTGGCGCCGGCGCGAGGCAGATGGCGATGCGGTCATCACCGACGCACCGCCTGAAACCGAGACCGCACCCGAACCCAAGAAGAAGGGCTGATCGCCATGGCGTCGCCGTCCATTTCCTTCGACCAGATCCCATACTCCTGGAAGCGCAAGGGCACCTACGCCGAGATCCGCCCGCGCTACGACCGGCGCGGTCTTTACGACTACCCGACCAAGGTGCTGCTTGTCGGCCAGATGGCAACCGGCGCCACCGCGTCGGCGCTCGTTCGAAAGCCGATAACCCGCGACACCGATGCGCCGGCCTTCTTCGGCGCCGGCTCGCCGCTGGCCCAGATGGTGGCGGCCTTCCGGAAGGTGAACCGGATCTCCGAGCTGTGGGCCATCGGCGTGGCCGACGCCGCGGGCGCCGTTGCCGCCGTGCGCACGATCACCGTGACCGGAGCGCCGACCGACAGCGGTACGTTGGCGCTTTATATTGGCGGCAAGCGTTTGCCGATCGGCGTCAGCAGCATCGACACCGTCACGACCATTGCCACGGCGATCGCCGCGGCCATCAACGAGGAGACGTCGCTTCTGTTCACGGCGACGTCGGCGGTCGGCGTGGTCACGCTTACCGCCAAGGCCAAGGGAACGTGCGGGTCGGCGGTCGATATCCGCCTCAACTATTACGACGACGAGACGACGCCGGCGGGAATCTCCGTCGCCGTCGGGCAGACGACGGCCGGCGCCACCGATCCCACCGTTCAGGGCGTGTTCGATCTCGTCACCAACGAGTGGTTCACCGACTTCCCGATCCAGTGGTCGGACAGCGCCAACATGGCCCTGGTCGACGCCGAGATGGCGCGCCGCTACGACGCGATGGCCAAGCTCGACGCGCACACCTATGTCGGCCTCTCCGCAACCTACGCCGCCGGCACGACCTGGTCGTCGAGCCGCAACTCGCCGTTCGTGTCGGCGCTACCGGCCAAGGCCTCGCCCAACGCGCCCTGGGAGTGGGCGGCCGTGATGGCCGCCGTCGCCACGCGCTATCTGACCGACGATCCGGCTCGCCAGCTCGGCAGTTTGGTGCTCGGCGGCCTCAAGGCCCCCAAGCCTGAGGACTGCTACACCGAGGAGGAACAGAACCTCCTCCTCAACAAGGGCCTCAGCACCTTCGACCGGCTCGACGACGGCACGGTGACGGTCAACCGCATCGTGACGACCTACCAGAAGACGTCGGCCGGCGTCGACGACGAGGCGTGGCTGGACATCATGGTGCCCAAGACCATGAGCCGGATCCGCTACGACTGGAACACCTTCGTGACCAGCCAGTACCCGCGCGCCAAGCTGGTCCAGGACGAGTCGCCGGCGGCCTCCAGCCTCGACACCGACGAGAGCGTGGTGACGCCGCGCAAGATGCTGGGCACCTGGATGGCGCGCGCCAAGAAGTACCTCGACGCCGTGTGGATCCAGGACATCGCCTACACGCGCGAGAACTCCATGTTCGCCATCGACGACGTCGACCGGAACCGCCTCAACGGGCGCCAGCCGGTGATGATCGCCGGCAACCTGATCGTGCTGGCCGGCCTGCTCGAGTTCGCGGCCTGATAGGAGGACACCATGTCTCAGTCACTCGGCGTCATCGACGTCGTCTGGAATGGCGTGACGCTTGCCGTCGAACCCGGCGCGAAGTTCATGCTCGGAGGCCTGCAGAACAAGACGGTCGCCTATGGCCGGGGCGCCGCCCGCAGCCAGGAGTTCGTGCCGTCGACGCTCGAGATCACGACGCTGCTGGCCCGTGGGCAGCGTGCGTCGGACCTCTACACAACCGCCGAAGGCGAACTGCAGATCCACTGCGACACCGGACAGACGATCGTCGCCTACGCCGCCTGGATGACCGAGCGGCCCGACTTCTCCGGCGGCGATGGCGGCAAGGTTCCGCTCAAGTGGGCCTTCGGCGAGTACGAGGAGATCAGCTGAGATGACCGCGCGAGACCAGACCAACACCGAAATCGTCGTCGACCTGGACGAGGCCGACAAGCCAGCGCCCGCCGTCGTCATTCCCGAAGGCGTGGACGCCGTCGAGACCGAGGCCGAGGACATCAAGAAGCTGCCCAAGGGCGCCATCCTCAACGAGAACGGATCGGTCACGCTGCCGCTTCTTTACCCCCGATCGGTGACCATCAAGGGCCAGGGCGGGGTGCGGGAAGAGCGTTTCGACGAGTTCCTGTTCCACCGGCTCAACGGCGCCGACATCAACGCCATTCGCGCGGCGTCCAAGGAGACCTCGCATATCGTGGCTCTGGCGCGGTCGCTGCACAAGCACGTCGCCATCATCAAGGCACTCTACGACAAGCTCGACAGCGCCGACATTACCCGGGCCGGCGAGGTGCTCGACAGCTTTTTTTGACGTGGAGGAACGCGACCGGCGCCGGCGCATCGGCTACATCGCCGCCAATACCGGCTTCGGTCCCGACGTCATCCTGGCGATGACGACCGATGAAATCTCCTTCTGGGCATCCTGCCTGTCGCTGCATTTCGAGTGGGTCAACAAGCAGAGTTGAGGAGGTCAGATGGGCGGGCGCGACATGATCATGCAGGTCGTGCTGCGCCTCCGCGACGACCTCGGCGGCAAGCTCAACGGGCTGCTTGGCAAGATCCGCTCATGGGGATCGAAGGCCGTTTCGATCTTCAGCCTGGTCGGCCGCTCGATCGGGTTCATCTCGGAAAAGCTCGGGGCGCTCGGCCTGGTGCTGACCGGCGGCTTCGCGGCCGGCCTCAGGTCGCTGACCGCCTTCGACGCATCGGCGCGCGATACCGCCATCATCCTCGGCAAGGCAGGCGCCGAGGCCGAACGCTGGATCAAGAAGACGGAAACCTGGGCCCAGACGACGGCCAAGGCGGTCGGCCAGCGGTCGCAGGACATCGTCGGCGCCCAGAACCAATTGATCGGCGCCGGCCTGCCTGAAGACGCGGCGACCACCATGGTGCCGCAGATCGCCAAGGTGGCAACGGCCGCGAATGCTGCCCTTGAGGACATGACGACAACCTCCAAGGCGCTGTTCCAGAGCTTTGAAATCGGCGCCGACCGGATGGAAGCGAACCTCGCCAAGCTCTACGAGGCCGGCCGCCTGGGTGCGTTCGAACTGAAGTCCATGGCGCAGTACTTGCCGGAGATCGCGCCGCTGATGGCGTCGATGGGCTCCAAAGGCGAAGGCGCGATCGGGCGGGTCGGCGCGCTGCTGCAGATCTCGCAGATGGGTGCAGGCGATCCGGCGACGGCCGCCAACAACTTCAAGAATTTCCTGAGCCAGTCGACCGGCCCCGCTTTCAACAAGCGAATGGAGGAGATGGGCGTCAACATGCCCGCCGTGCTGGCCGACGCGGCGGCCAAGGGCATCGATCCTTTGGAAGCGACGCTCGCCAAGGTGCTGAAGGTGACAAACGCCGGCAGCGCCGCCGACAAGGCGGTCGCGGAGGCGAAGAAGCGCGGACTTTCGAAAGGCGATACCGAGCAGCTCGTCCGCGATCGCGTGACGTCGGCGATCGAGGCCTCCAAGCTTGGCGAGCTGTTTCCGGACATGCAGTCCAAGACCTTTCTGGCCACGTTCCTTCTGCATCGCGATGAGTATAAAGGGCTGCGCGACCAGATCAACGCGGCCGGTCTCGACACCACCAATGCCGCTTTCGATACGCGCATGGCCGGCCCGGAGAAGCAGCAGCAGAGCGCCTATGAAAAATTCGAACAGTCGCTTCGGCGTCTTTCGGAGCCTCTTGAATGGATGGCCGGCAAGATGGGTGTTCTGGCCGATGGTGTCGATGGAACGATCAAAGCGTTGGACAGCCTGTCGCCGGCAATCGTCAACGTGGCGAGCGCCGCAGTGCAGGCCTGGGCCGTATTCAAAACCATAGGATTCGCTGCGGGGTTGCTGGGAATGAAGACGCCCGCCGCAGCAGCGGCTCCCGCAGCCGTACCCGCCGCAGCTGCGGCTTTTAGCCTCACGAGATTGGCCGGTGTGGCATCGACTGCCTATACCTCGCTCTACCCATTTTTCGAAATGGGCATGAACTTCGGCAGCCTGTTCGGTGGCAGGTCCAGTGAGGAAAACGCTGCCAATGAAAAAGCCGTGCAGTCGGCTCTTGATGACTACCATAAAAGGTGGGGTCCAGAGGGTTCCCCCCTCGACCAGGCGGTGAGCAAGTTCAAAGGGGCGTTCAAGCCGGGGGCGAACCCGGGCTATGACGCCTACGGAACCGCAGGGCCGATGCCGGGCTACAACCCTTATCCGGCCAACATGCCCCCGATCGGGGGACAGATCACGGTCAAAGTCGAAGGTCCGGGAACCGTAACGTCCGTAAGCTCCACCAACCCGAGCGTGCCGATCGTCACTGATCGCGGCGCGAACGGCGGGAGGCCCTGATGGCCGATCGCCTCGCCGCCATCCCGGGCTATCTGCGCGCCAGCTGGCGCGGCATCGCCTTTCACGCGCCCGACTTCCGGACATCGGCCGGCCGCCGGCTGATGGGCTTCGATCTGCCCGGTACCGATCGCACTCTCTTCGAGGATCTCGGACGCGCCAACGGGCCGATACCGGTGACCGGCTACATCCTGGGCGACGACATCGCCGCCCGCGGGCTGGCGCTGGAAGCCGCGTTCAATGCGCCCGGGCCGGGCACGCTCGTGCATCCGCTGTTCGGAGCCAGGCTGTGCATTCTCGATGAGAGCGGCGCCGAGCTGTCGGTGACCGACGATTTCTATCGAGGCCTCAAGTTTCAGGCGACGTTCCGCCGCTGGTCGGCGACGCCAGGCGCAGTGGTCTCGACCCTTGCGGCGATCGCCACGGCCGCGAGCGCTTTGACGGCGATCGTGGTAGGCGCGACCAGCCTTGCCGACGATCTGATCGGCGGGGACGTAGTCGGTGTTCTCAGCTCGTCCTGGTCGACGGCGATCGACACTCTGCCGTCGACGGCGATCGGCGCCGAGCTGGGATCGGTGGCCGTCGGCCTGCGCATCGACGGGATGACCGTCACCGCGGCGGCCGCGTCCGTTGCCGACGCCGCCGGCGCCGCCACCTGGATCGCCTCGGCGTTCGGTCTCCTCGCCTCGGCCGGCGTGCCGCCGTCGTCGCCCTCGATCGGCGTGGGCCCGGCCGGCCGATCGACGGAAGCGGATACGGATCCGCTGACCACGTCGCTGGCTCTCGCCGCCGTCGGAAACGCGCTCGCCTCCGAGGCCGCGTTGGCGGATCTCGAAGGGCAGTCGCTCGCCTGGCTGGCGGCGGCGATCGGCGCCATCCAGGCGCTCGTGGAGCCGCTAGCGGCGGTCGACTGGGAGAGCAGGCAGCAAGCGGAGGCGGCCCGATCGCGCCTGTCGGCGGCCATTTCGGCCGTCGCTGCCGCTTCGCTGTCTTCGGCGGCCGACAGCGACGACGGGCTGACGTTGCGCCACGACGCCTGGCGCGCTCTCGCCGAGCTGCGTCGGCGCATCCACGAGGATCTCGACGACCGGATAGGACGCCTGCCGTCGGTGCTGACGATCGAGCCGCCCACCCGGACCAACGCCTGGGTGGTCGCCCAGTACGTCGCCGGCGACGATCCGACGGCCGTGCTGGCGGCATTCGAGGACATCGTCACCCGCAACGCGCTGGCCCATCCCTCCGTGGTCGACGTCGAGATGATCGAGGTACTGCCGCCGTGACCCAGAGCTGGTCGAAAACGCCGACCCAGCGGGTGACGCTGGAGATCGACGGCCGCCGCTTCACCTCGTTCAATGAGGCGACCATCACGCGCGACCTCGGCGAGGTATGCTCTTCATTCGACCTGATGACGGACGATATTGCCCGGTCCGCAGCGGCCTTGCCGGGCTCCCGCAACGTGGCTTCGAACGCCATTCTAAAGCAGTTTCAGTCGGCGAAGATCTATCTCGACGGCGAGCTCGTCCTGAAGGGCTGGGTCGACGCCGTCTATCCCGAAATCACCGACCGAAGCGTCAGCGTCCGGATCTCCGGCCGGGACGTGACCGGCGACCTGATCGACTGCGCCGCCGCCCCCCTCGGGCCGGTCGAATACAAGGCTATCAAGCTCGAGGATCTGGCCAGCAAGCTCTGCAAGCCATTCGGGATCACGGTAACCGCCGAGGTCGATACCGGCGACCCGATCAAGAAGGTGACGATCGAGCCGACCGAGACGGTGATGAGCGTTCTTGAGAAGTATGCCCGCAAGCGCGCCGTGCTGATCGTCTCCGACGGCGTCGGTGGACTGATCATCACCCGCTCCGGATCCGACCGCGCGCCCGGCGACATTCGCCTCGGCATCAACGTTGCCTATGGCTCGGGAGCTTTCGACGGCCGCGAGCGGTTCTCGGTGGTCTACGTCAAGGGACAGGCCGGCCACGCTGGCGGCAAGCGCAAGAGCAAGGCGGCGCTCGATGCGACGGCGGAACCGCTCGATGCGGTCCTCGATGGCGATGCCGATGCTGCGACCGGCCGGGAGGCGCGCGCCGTCACCATCATGGGAATTGCCTATGACGACGAGGTAGGCCGATATCGTCCGTCGGTGAGGACGCCACGCGCCTCCTCGCCCTCGGCCGAGGATCTGCAGCGCGAGGCCGAGTGGTACGTGTCGACCGCGCGCGGCGCCGGCGACAGCGTCGAGTACGATGCCCACGACTGGCGCGAGGGCGGCACGCTGTGGCGGGCCAACCAGATGACGCATGTGGTCGACGCGTTCCAGGACGTCGACAAGGATCTGCTGATCGCCGGCGTCACCTGGCGCTATGGCATGCGCGGCACCTGGACGAGCCTGCGCGTCTGCGGCAAGGAGGCCTACGATCTTCTCCCCGAAGATGACGACGAGGGCGGCGGTTCGAAATCGAAGAAGAAGCGCACCAGGAAGACCGACGTCGACGTGACCGCGGAGCCGCTCGCATGAACAAGATGTGGACCGAGATCGAGAACCGGCTTCGCGGCCTCGTCGTTCGTGCCAAGCCTCTTGCCATTGACGATTCCGGTGAAAGCCAGACGGCGTCGATCCGTACGCACAACGGGGTGGACCGCGACGACGTCGAGATCCTTCAGCCTTTCGGCGTTTCGTCGATGCCGCCGGCCGGATCTGTGATGATCGTGATGGCCGTCGCCGGCGATCAGGGCGATCTGGTCGGTCTGCCGGTTGGATCGCCCGGCGCCCGCATGGGCGGCTTGAAGGCAGGCGAGAGCGTCCTGTACGGCGCGGCGGGTCAGCGCGTCCATTGCAAGGCCGATGGCAGCGTCGACGTTTTGTCGGCGAGCAACGTCAAGGTGAAGGGCCAAAACGTGACGCTCGAGGGCGAGACCTTGACAGCCAAGGCGAGCGGGATCACGCTCGACGGACCGACCGTAATCAAGGGCGATCTCTCGGTCGAGGGTAGCGTGTCGATCGGCGGCTCGCTGACCGTTGGCGGATCGATCACCGCCGGCGGCACCATCACCGGGGGCTGACCCCCGACGCGGCAGGGGTGTATCGGCCGGGGGCTATGGCCGATCCTTTGCCATCATGGCCGGATTTCCCCACGACCTTTCGCTCATCTTCGACCCGACGCGGCTCGTCTGCGACCTGGCGTTTGCCGACGGCGACCTGGTGCTGGCGAATACGCCGGCATCGGCCATGTTGATCAGCCTATTCTCGGATCGCCGTGCCGCCGTTGACGACGATCTGCCGGCCGGTGTGTCCGATCTCGGTGCGCCCGCCAGTTGGGACGAACGGCGCGGCTGGGTGGGCGACGCGCTCGATCGTGCCGGTCGTCGCACCGGCAGTCGTCTCTGGCTGCTGTCGCGCGCCCATGACGACGAGGAAACCAGGGCGCTTGCCGAATCCTATGTGGGCGAGGCGCTGTCCTGGTCCGAGGACGAGTATGAGGTTGCGCCCGTCATCTCCGTCACGTGGGCGCGCCAGGGTATCCTGTCGGTGCGAGCCTCGATCGACGGCACCGCCGTGTCCCTGATGCGGAAGGTGGCGTGATGTCCTGGACCATCCCCAAGCCCGCGGAAATCGCCGACCAGGCTTCGACGGACTTCGAAGAGGCCTTCTCGACCGATGCCGACGGCAATCCGAGGGTGGTCGATGCTCGTTCGAACAGGTCGGTGTTGGCGACGTTCGCTCGCGTCCTCGGGCTCGGGCTCTACCCCGTCTATCTTTACCTCAGCTGGGTTACCAAGCAGCTGTTCCCCGATAGCTGTGCCGACGTCGTGTTGCCCTGGCATGCCCGGATATGGGGCGTCGACCGGCTGCCTGGCGCGATCGCCACCGGCAACGTGGTGTTCACGGGGGCGGATACGACCATCCCGGCAGGCACCGTTCTCACACTGTCGGGCGCTACCTGGTCGACTGCTTCGACGGTCACCATCGAAGGCACGGGAAGCGCCACGGTGGCCATCAGCGCCTCCGCGGTTGGCGCGCGCTTCAATCAGGCAGTCGATACCAAGCTGTCGTTGCAGACGGCGATCGCTGGCCTCTTCACGCAGACCGCGACCGTGGCAAGCGGCGGCATCGCCGGCGGTAGCGACCAGCAGAGCGTCGCCGACTGGCGCCAAGCGCTGCTCGACCACATCCGAGAGCCAGCCCATGGCGGCTCGAAAGCCGACTACAAGACTTGGGTCAAGGAGGCGCTGCCGTCGGTCGCCCGCATCGCCGTCTACGACGAGTGGATCGGATCAGGTTCCGTCGGGGTCGTGTTCTGCATGGCCGACGATGACGGCAACTTCATCGCCGCCAGTCCGACCGAGGTGGAGACCGTGCAGACCCACCTCGACGAGGTCAAGCCGGTAACCGCCAACGTGATCGTGGTGGCCGCGACGCTCCGGCTGCAGAATATCGCCGTCGCCGTGTCTCCCTATAGCGCCCAGGTCGAGGCGGCGGTCAAGACCTCCGTCGCCGCCTACTTCCGCACCAAGGACATTCAGGTGGGCGAGCCGCTTCGCTTCTCGCGCCTCGAGGAGAGGATCTCGCGGGCGGCCGGCGAGGACTGGCATCACCTGACGACACCGGCGGCCGACGTCTTGCCGACCAACGTCGAGATCCTGGTGCCGGGTACGGTCACGGTCACGGAGGCGCCATGAGGGACGCTCGATCCAAGGCCGCCGTTCTGGCTGATCTGCTCTCCCTGCTGGCGCCTGGCCGCGCCTGGCCGCGGATGGCCGCAGCCAATCTCGTCAAGCTGCTCTCCGCGCTCGCGGCGGCGATCGCACGCCTTGAAGCGCTGGTCGCCACGCTCCGGACCGAGATCAATCCGGCATCGGCCGATGCCATGCTCGAGGATTTCGAGCGGGTGCTCGGCCCCGATCCCTGCGGCCTCGACGACGGCGCCGGCGCACTGTCGGTGCGGCGTCTGCAGGCCTGGCGCCGATGGACGCGCAAGGGCGGTGCGTCCGTCGCCTACTTCGTCGCGCTGGCGGCCGCCTACGGCATCACGATCAGCGTCGAGACCACGTGGATCCTGCAATGCGGCGACGAGCTCGGCGACAATGACGAGATCGTCAACTCGCCCGAGCAGTACGTCTGGAAAGTCAACGTGCCGCTCGTCTGGGAGACGGATGCCGAGTGCGGCGCCACCGTCTGCGGCGATCCGCTCGGCGACCTCGGCCTGTCGCCCGTCGAGTGTCTTATCCGGCGGTACAAGCCGGCCCACACCACAGTGCTTTTTTCCTACTCTTGAGGATCGCCATGGACCGCATCAACGGTGAACGCACCATCGACATCGGCTCCGGCCGGCGCGGTTTTCGACAGAAAAATGCAGGCTTGGGCGTCGCTGGTACCGAGCTGACCGCGCTGTGGTTTAACGCCGTCCAGGAGGAGCTGCTGCACCTGATCGAGGCGGCCGGCCTCGAGCCGGATCCCGACGACTGGACGCAGATCAGCGCGGCGATCACCACCATGATCACCAACGCGGCGCTTTCGGCGGCGAGCGTGTCGGAGATTCTCCAGAAGGTGGCGACGAAGGTGTTGCGAGTCGACCGGCTATGGGACGCCGGCGTGTTCGTGGCGTTGACCGATGCGGCCACCATTGCGCTCGACCTTCAGACGGGCCTCAATTTCTCGGTGACGCTCGGTGGCAACAGAACTCTGGGCGCGGCGACCCATCTCAAGGAAGGCCAGTCCGGCATCGTCAAGGTGAGCCAGGACGGGACCGGCGGCAGAACATTGTCGTTCGGATCCGGTTACAAGTTTTTTGATGGATTGACGCCGGATTTGAACACGGCCGCCAACGCCGTGAACCTCTTGCACTACGAGGTGGTGCCGGGCAGCATCGTGGCCGTCAGCTACATCCGGGGGCTGGCATGATCCCCTGTCTCGGTGCGATCGCCCCGGAAAGCATCATGCAGTTTCCATTGGTCGCCGCGCCGAGTGTTTCGGCCGAAGGCGTGACCGATCTCGCTATCCCCGCCTGGGTGCGCAACGTTGGTCGCTATAGCCTCCTCGTCAAAGTCGTTGGTGGCTGGGGGCAGTCCATGGAAGACGCGGCCGTGCTGGTTTTGAACGGCAGCGGGACGGCGGTGCTTAGCTTGGTCGAGGGCTCAGCAATATCTCCGAGTCCAGTTCAGGCTGAGTTCTGGAACTATTTCGGGCACACGACGGGCGCGACCGTATTCCCAGATATGGCGCAAACAGTCCCCAACGGGACATGGATCGCGATCGAGGGACTTTCTGGTGCTGCAGCGGTCCGCCTAGTTGGCTCTCCTCCAGCGTCAGGAAACCCCACCACTTTCTCCGGCCTCTCGGTCCTCGGACTTGGCCGAGGGCGTCGCGACCCAACCAACCTTGCCGCACTGATTGCCGCCATAGCGGCCGGCGACTCAGTATTCAGGATTGTGATGTCATGACCCTATACTTCAAAACAGGTAACGCCTGGATTCCGTGGTTTGGTGAGCCGATCAACGACGTTCGCCACCCGTTGTCGATCGAGGCGGCCTGGTCTGCCGAGGATCTAGAGGCGATCGGTCTTTATGCCCCGTCGCCCGCCGACCCCGTGCCGAACGACAAGGTATCGACCGGCATTGTCGTCGCCGACGTCGGTGGGCGCCCAGCTCTTGTGCATCAGTTGCGCGATTTGACCGTCGCCGAGCTCAAGGCCTATGCGGCGCAAAAGCGCTGGCAGGTCGAGGCGGGCGGCATCGTCGTCGCTGGCGTCGCTGTTGCCACCGATGACCGATCGATGGCGCTTATCAATGGCACTGTTGGCTATCTCGATGACGGCGGTACCGGCCCGATCAAGTTCAAGGCAGCGTCGGGCTGGGTCGATGTCGATGCCGCCACGATCCTCGCGATCAAGCAGGCTATTGGCGCCCATATCCAGGCTTGCTTCGCCGCCGAGGCGGCCGTCGACGCGGCGATCGACGCCGGAACTATTACCTCGATTGCGGCGATCGACGCTTGGACCTGGCCCGCCGTGGGGAACGAGTGATGGTACCCGAAGAGATCCGTCTGTGGCGTGGCGACACGGCCGAGCTGGCGTTCGAGCTGGTGTTCGAGGACGGGTCGATCGTCGACTTGCTCGGCTCGGAACTGACCCTTGCCGCCGTCTGGGAGGGCGGCAGCCTGACCCGCGCCACACCGGACGGCATCAGCGTGCCCGAACCGTCGGCCGGGCTCGCCTATCTGACCTTCACGGCCGAGGAAACGGCGGCGCTGCCGATCGACACGCGCATCCGTTACGAGCTGCGGCGCGTGTTCGAGGGCACGCGCACCACCATCCGCTACGGCAACATCGTCGTCGAGGACTGGGTGCCATGAGCGAGATCCGGATCAAGGTGATCGTTCACCGATCGCCGCGCCGCATCGTCGTCAAGCTCTGCGAGGATGTGACCGCGCGGGCGGCGACCATGGATTTCCTGACCTACGGCTTGCCGCTTTCACCGGACAGAGGGTGA